TGGCAATACCGCCGAGTTCTACAAAGAAGAGGGGACTCTACCCAAGAGTAAAATGCAGGTAGCGTTACACCCGGATGTTTCGCGGCTTGTTTTTAAGTTTAAGCGCTGGCATCACCACGTTGATTATTCTGGATTTACGCAGCGATTGATACGCAATCACGATGCAACGATACCAGAAATAAAGCTTAATCTGATTGATGCTCCCTTAACGCCTTTACCATTTAAAACAAAGGGGGCTGGCAATGAGCCGCAATAAAACCCCAGATGAACGCGCCGCCATGAGCCGTAAGATATTGGCGGCGGTCAAGACCGGAGCAACTGTAGAGGCGGCCTGCTCCTTTGCGCGTACCACGAAGCAATCTTTTTATGCCTGGCTCAAAAAAGACCCCGAACTGAAAGCAGACTACGAAGAAGCCCTGGCTCACTCTGAGATTTTCTTGTTGGCAGAGATCCGCAAAGACCCCTCTTGGCAAAGCAAAGCCTGGATTTTAGAGCGTCGCTTTCCCGAGCGTTGGGCAAAGAGAGAGCAATCCACCGCAGAGATTTCTCACAGGGGTGTAATTCATGTGCCGATCGCTAAGGGATTTACCAGTGAGGATCTTGAAAAGGCGGCTTCCGATCTCGAACCAGCAAAATAAATCTATTTCCTAGGGCGTGCGAAGTGACGATCTCGAATTGTTTATGGGAACCAAATAAGCCGATCTCGGGCGCTAAACTGTCGTCACAACAACTATTTTTGCTTCGTTCGCAACGTGATTTATTCGTAGGTGAATTATTATTAGAAGGGGGAAGGGGTGGCGGCAAAACTTCCGTGCTGTTGATGGATTTTGCCAAAGAATGCGGTCAAGGGCTCGGCGCCGACTGGAAAGGCGTTTTGTTTGCTCGTACCTTCAAAGACCTGGAAAACGTTCGTTCCAAATCGCAAAAGATTTTTCATAAGTGCTTCCCTGGAATTCGTTTTTTTGAGAGCGGCTCTGCTTATTTTTGGGAGTGGCCCACAGGGGAGCGGCTTTATTTTCGGCATATCAAATCACTTGAGGATTATTGGAGCAACTACCACGGGCACGAATTTTCCTGGCAGGGGTGGGAAGAATTGACCGCCTGGCCTGATTTGAAGCTTTATCAGATTATGGTCTCGTGTTTGCGCTCCTCGAATCCAAAAGTTACCCCGCTCCTTCGGCGTCGAGCTACCTCTAACCCTTGGGGCCCTGGCCACGGCGCCGTGAAGACATACTTTGTCGATCCAGCACCTACCGGAAAAATTATCGTTGACGCAGAAGGTAACAAGCGGCTACGCTTGTATTCTCCTCTTGATGAAAACCAGCCTCTTTTAACCGCACAGCCCCGCTACTTAAATCAAATCCTTGGTGGGGTCGATGATCCCCACCTTGTCAAAGCCTGGAAGGGTGGCGCCGATCGTTGGGAGATCTCCGCCGGCGCATACTTTGCCGATTGTTGGTCTAAGGGCTCGCACGTCTTACCGAATTTCAAGCCTCCTGCTCACTGGAAAGTAACAAGGTCGTTTGACTGGGGATCGGCAGCTCCCTTTGCTTGTCTGTGGTTTGCCGAGTCACCAGGGGAGGCAATCACTGTTCGCGGCAAGTCTCTGTTTATCCCTCGCGGATCTCTGATTTTATTTTTTGAATACTACGGGGCTGAGTCTCCGAACGTTGGCGTCAAACTTCCCGCGCAACAGGTGGCAAAAAATATCCTCGAAATCGAAAAAAAGTTGGGCCTGAAGGGTGTCAGAGGTGTTGCGGATAGCGCGATGTGGGCCGAGAGTGACCCCCGCAATTCTATCTATAGTAAATTTGAGGGGGTTGGCTGCTATTTTGAGCCCTGCGCGAAAGGTCCAGGCAGCAGAAAAGCCGGGTGGGAGGAATGCCGCTCTCGTCTTTTGCTGTCGATCTCTCGTGAAGGGTTGCCTCTAGAGAAGCCCGGGTTTTTTGTCACCGATAGTTGCGTAAATTTTATTCGGACCATCCCTTTATTGCAGCGAGATAAAAACGATCCTGATGATATTGACACCGATGCAGAGGACCATATCGCGGACGCTTGGAGATATCGTCTGACGTGGAGATCAGCAGCACGCACAGAACGACAAGTCTATGGGCTTTAATGGGTTGACATAATGAAGAGACAAATCATAAAGCGAAACAAAGAGAAAACAGATTGGGATGAGGAAAATGCTATAACATTTACATCCCTTAAAAAATATAAAGATATGATTCGTTGGCTTAATGAATCAGGGCAATCTTATTTCACGAGAACAATTAAAAAATAAGGATATAATAAAATGGCAATACAATACGAACACCCTCAATATACTTATTACAAAGTAGACTGGGTTAAAATCAGAGACGTGCTTGCGGGCGAGCGAAAGATTCACGACAAAGGCACGACCTATCTCCCAAAGTTGAGCACGCGCCAAACAGAGACCTCTTATGATGCCTACAAGGCCCGTGCTCGCTTTTACAATGCCAGTAAACGCACCCTTTTAGGCTGGACCGGGGCCGTATTTCGTCGCTTGCCCTCTGTTGCGGTGCCCCCTGGCTTAGAAGATCGGCTTTTAGATATTAATTTACAGGCCACTCCAGTCAAAGACTTTGCGCGTCAAAGCCTTGTCGAGTTGCTGACAACAGGAAGAATCGGAATATTAGCAGAGCATCAAGCTGATCCTAATGGTCGAGCCTATTTGTTATTATTTAAGGCAGAGGAGATCATTAACTGGGCCTACACAGTTATTGATGGTGTTAAGAAACTAACAATGGTTTTGTTATGCTATACCGTATCGGAACTTGCCGAGGATGGTTTTTCTTATAACACAATTACAGAATATCGAGAATTGCGATTGGTAAACGGAATATATATTCAAAATATATATCACGTCGGGGGGGAGAATAAAGAGTGGTCTCTTGTCTCCACTGTTACGCCGCAAGTCAGAGGTGAACCCTTTACCGAGATCCCTTTTGTTTTTATTGGTACAGAGAGTCTTTCTCCTGATATTCAAGAATCGCCTCTCTTGGAGATCGCAACGATTAACCTGCACCATTACAAACGCAGCGCTGATCTTTGTCATGGTCTGCATCTTTCGGCACTACCAACGCCCTATACCCTCAATGCCTCGACGAGCGAGGATGATACTCCGGTTGAGCTTGGATCTGGTGTGATGCAGAATTTCAACGGCACTGGCGTTGCGGTTGGTTTTTTGGAGTGGGGCGGGTCGGGTATCAATGCGGTTCGGCAAGATATGATCGACATGAAAGAGGAAATGGCTTCTTTGGGCGCCAGCGCGATCACTCCTCCGCTTCGTATGGCCGAAACGGCGCAAGCGATTGAAGCCAAGCACGACGAGCAGAGCGCTCCCCTTGTCAACGTCGTTGACGTTCTCTCTCAGGGTTTAACAGAAGCGCTTTCATGGCTGGTGTATTGGGAAGGTGGCGACGAAACAAGCACAAGCCTTTCCCTGAATAAGCAATTCGTGAATTCAAAACTCAGCGCCGCTGATATTAAGGCACTCTCCGAATCCCTCCAGATCGGCGCAATCTCAGAGGAACTCTTCGCCTTTTTGCTTGAGAGCGCGGAGAGCCTCCCCCCTCAAGTTGACTATAAACTTTATGCGCAAGAGTTAATGGCGAAAAAAGCCGCAAGATCGCAGCAGACCCCCGCGCCGATCTCCAATGGTGTTAGTAGTACCCAGATGTAGCTTGCGCGTCCCCTCTTTGCTGCTATTCTTCTTTTATCGTTTTGAACAAGGCGAAATTCTACAGGGGGCTGCTACAGCGGCCCTTTTCTTTTGGGTGGGTACAAGAGTCTACAGTGCTTCGGCTAATCTTTTGTCATTTTTCTTGACTTTTGGCTAATATATTAGCAATTATTGTATCATAACAAAGCGTCAACCCCCTTTGGATTGCGCTTTAATTTGATTTTACCTTTGTAATTTCAAAGAAAGAGTCTCCGTGATGCCATTTGATTTACCCTTGATCATTGAAAAAGAGCAGTTGCCCGAGGTTCCCGAAGCTTTACGCGGCTTGTACCGCGAAAAAGAAGGAAAGTTGCATTTTGATGCAGCCCCAAAATCGGACATTCATCGATTTATGGACTCAAATCGGGCCATTAATTCGGAGATGGAAGCCCTTAAAAAGAAATACGAAGGGCTTGATCCTGATCTCGCAAAAAAAGCCTTAGAAGAAAAGAAGGCTTTAGAGCAAAAAAGGGCCTTAGAAGCAGGGCAATTCGAGCAGATTTTAGGGCAAACAAAGGCAGAAGCAGAGGCGGAGCGCGCAAAAATCAAGGCTGAGTACGAGGCGAAATTACAAGCCTCCATTGAGAGAGAAGCCAAGTATGTACGAGGCGAATCGATCACGAAGGCAGCTCTTGAAGCGGGTGTTTTAAAAGAGGCCATCGACGATGTTTTATTGCACGCAAGCGTTGCTTTGAAGGTCGTTGATGGAAAATTGATCGACTCCGACGGCAAAGAAGTACGCGCCGATGTTTGGTTAAAGGGCCTTTTG